CAGTTCATCAAGTACATGTGCACGATCGAGCCGATCAACGAGCCGTGGGTCGAGCCCGAGCGCCCGACCGACGACGGCAAGAAGGTGCGCCAACTCATCACGCCGGACCGCAAGATCGTGGTCCCGCCGGGCGTCCGCCGGTGAAGTACGAAATGGGCATCGTCTGCCCGCGCTGTGGTCGAGCGTCCGTGGCGCGGGCGGAAGAGGATGCCGACGGCAAGGGTGTCCGGCTGGTGATGTGCCGGTGCCCGTACCGGGAGTGCACGTATTACCGCCGGACCTGGTTCTTCGCGATAGACAACGACAACGAGGTTCTGTACCACACGCTCTACGACACGTAAGGGAACTGCCATGCCCGATCGAGACCCGCTCGACCGCCTGTTCGACGCCGTGAAGAAGGACCGGATCGAGAAGGAAGACGCCGAGTACGACAAGTTGCTCAACGAGGTGAAGCCGGAGCTGCCCGACTTCATCCGTGAAGCCATCGACAAGGGCGCGTTCCTCAAGCCCTCGGACTTCGCCGAGAACCCCGGCCTGGAAAGCATGCGCCAACTCGTGCTGATGCGCGCACAGATCGAGGACTTGCGTGAGGACTTCAACCTCGCAATGGGCCTGCTGCGCGCCGTCACAGTCACGTACGGCGTGCCGGACGAGCGGTACGACGGCGGGCACAAGATCTACGTCTCCAACGAGGTTGCGGAAAACCGCCCGCACTGTGTCGACGTCCACCTGCACCACACCGACGACGGCAAGGGCTCCTGGGTCCACGTGAGCCCGAGCGACTGCAACGCCACCCACACGCCGCCCGGACACGGCCTCAACTGATGGCGAACATGGAGATGGTCTCGGAATCTCTGCTCCACAACATTCATGCGTTGGTGTTGATCGAGCGAGACCTGGCCGCCATCGCGGCGGAGTTCGATCGATCCGAACCGTTCCTGGACGGCGAAGGCGACAACGTCCGGGAGGTCCACGGGGCCGTCCGACTGGCTGCCCGTCGTCTCCGGGAGCTGCAACAGCAGTACAAGCACCACGCGGAAGCTCGGGGGCTGTCCGGCCACGACGTGCTCGGCGCCCCAGAGGTGATCGAACCCAGGAGTCCTGCCAGACCCCCCGAATAGGAGAACCCCATGGAGAACCCCAAGTCGCTGCACGAGCGTGCCGCCGAAGCACAGGACACCGTCGCCGACCTGACCGTGCGCGTTGCGGACCTGGAACGCACCATCGCCCTGCTCCGCATCGAGGCCAACGATCGCGAAGCGGTTACAACCACCGCGCAGGCGGCCAACCGGCGACTTCAGTCGGAGATCAACGGCCTGTCGGTACTGAACCGGAAGCTGACCGAAGAGGTCGTCGAGTGGCAGAACAAGGACCGGCGACGTGAGAGTGCCGAAGCGCTGGCCCGGGTGGGTCACGGCGACGGCTACTACTTCACGACCAAGGCCGACGGCCTGACCGACGCCCTGGTGCTCGCCAACGACGAGGTCGTGCACTGGAAGCGTGTGGCCAAGGACGCTGGTGCGGCGCGCGACCACCACTACCAGTCGGTGGTCGACAAGAACGAGCGCATCCGAGACCTGAAGGTCCAGCTCGACAAGGCCGCGAGGGAACTGGAAGACGCGCAGGAATCGGCCCGCGCGTGGGCGAAGGACCACAACAAGGTGGCCAACGAACTGCGTGAGGTTCGCCAGCACGACGAGGAGACCACACAGGCGCTGATCACCGAGCGGAACAAGCGTGAAGACAGCGTCCCCCGCGCGCTGGTCAACCGCTGGGCGACCGGTTTGGCCCGCCAGGCGGTCGAAGCGGAGAAGCTCGGGCAGTGGCACATCGTGGGCATCAACCGTGCCATCTCCGTGGCTCTGTGGAACATCCTCAATGGGAAGGAACTCCCGGACACCAAGTGAGCACCAACCCGCTGGGTCTACGGCCGTTTCAGCAGACGGCCGTAGACAAGCTCAGCCCCGTGACAGGCCGCCTGCTCGGCGACGAGCCCGGCCTCGGCAAGACGTTCCAAGCCGGAGAGCTGGACCGGCTTGTGCGCACAGTTGATGCGCGTGTGGCTGATGGGCAGTGGCTTCCGACTCTCGTGCTCGCCCCCAAGGCGATGCTTTACACCTGGGGCGCCTGGTACGCGAAGTACCTGCCGAACACCAAGACGATCGTCGTGGACGCCCGCTCGAAGAAGCACCGGGAGAAGTTCGAGACGGCGCTCAAGGAGCGCACTCACGACGTTTACATCATTCACTACGAGGGGTTGAAGCTAACGCTCCCTCTCATCGAGCCGATCTCGTGGCTGCACGTCATCGCCGACGAGGCGCACCGAATCGGCAACCGCAAGTCGCAGACCAGCAAGGCCGTCCGATCGCTCCAGGCCGAGTGGCGCACCGCGCTCACCGGCACGGCCGCCGACCGGATCGTTGAGCAGCTCTGGGCCGTCCTGAACTTCATGGACCCGGTGACGTGGTCCTCGTTCTGGCGGTACCGCGAACGCTACGTCGAGGACATCTACGACACCTCGACCGGCAACCTGCGGATCGTGGCCAAGGCGAACCCGGCCACCATGCCCGAGCTGAAGCAGCGGCTGGCCGATGTGATGGTGCGCCGCCAGAAGGGCGAGGTGCTCACCGAGCTGCCTCCCAAGGAGTACAAGACGGTCTGGGTGGACCTGAGCCCGAAGCAGCGCCGTGTGTACGACGAGATGCGCGACGACATGATCTCGTGGATCGGCGATCACGAGGACGAGCCGCTCCAGGCCACAGTGGCGATTGCCCAGCTCATCCGGCTCCAGCAGATCGCTCTGGCCACACCGACGTTCGAGACCGCCACCAAGATGCGGCGGCAGTACTGGACCAAGCCCGAGGAGGAGCAGGAGGACGGCGAGGACATCTACGTCCGCGACCGACAGGGCCGCCGCATCTCCGCCGGGCTGGACCTGGTGCCCGAGGAGGTCGTCGAGATCCACCTGGACGACCCGTCGACCAAGCTCGACGCGGCCATGGAGATCATCGAGGACTTGACCTCCAACGGCGAGAAGGTCGTCGTGTTCAGCCAGTTCAGCCGGGCCATCGACCTGCTGGTCACGCGGCTGGAGAAGGCGGGCATCTACACCGGCAAGTACACCGGCGCCACCGGCGAGACGATGCGCAAGCGCATCGTGCAGGAGTTCGCCGATGGTGACCTGATGGTGTTCGCTGGAACGATCGGGGCGGGCGGCACGGGGCTGAACCTCCAGTCCGCCAGCACGCTGATCTTCCTCGATCGCGCGTGGAAGCCGGGCGAGAACCTCCAGGCCGAGGACCGCATTCACCGCATGGGGCAATTCGCGGCGCACGTCATCATCATCGACATCATGGCTCGTGGGACTGTCGACCGTGGGCGCTACCAGCGCATTGCCGATAGCTGGCACGAAATTCAAATGCTGCTCGGCGACAAATACTTCGACTGGACGCACTCCATCGAAGAGGAATCACTGCCCCTGTAAATAGGAGAACCCATGACAGCACTCGTGATATTCACGATTCTGTTCTTGCTTTTCGTCGCCGCATTCACAGGCTCGCGGAGGCAGAAGCACCCGGAGGACCGGCAGATGGCGGGCGCAACGGCTGCCGTCCTGCTCGTGCTCACGATCGGCGTCGGTGTGGCGTCCGGCTTCACGCACACGAAGTCGAACGAGATCTCGATCAACCACAACTTCGGCACCTATCAGGACACGACCGGACCGGGCATCACCTGGGTCGGCCCGTTCACCCAGTCGGAGAAGTTCTCGACTCGCATCCAGCCCAAGAAGGTCGAGAACCACAAGGTCACGCTCAAGGCCGAGAAGGAAGGCGCGGCGGGCGCGTCGGCGCGGATCTGGTACACGCTGCGCTACCACATCGACGGCACCAAGCACGCCGAGAAGATGTGGCGCCAGTACCGCAACTTCGACAAGGTGACCAAGGATCTGGTCGTGCCCGAGTCGAAGACGGCCGCGTTCGAGGTCTTCGGTCAGTACACCCCGGCCGAGTCGCAGGCGGGCAGTAACCGCCGCGCACAGGGCGACAAGGTTCGGGACGTGCTGAACGGGGTGCTGTCCGACGACGGGATCGTGATCGACTCCGTCAACGTCACGACGGTGGACCTCCCCCAGGACGTCGAGGACCGCCTCGCCGCCGTGCAGAAGGCCGCCGCCGACGCGCAGAAGAAGGAGGTCGACGCCAAGTCTCGCCAGGCGCAGGCCGCCATCGACGCGCAGACCCGACTCGACACCGCCACCAAGGACCGCCAGACGGCGGCCCAGCAGGCAGCGGCTGAGAAGCTCCGTAAGGGCTCGATCACCCGTGAGAGCCTGGTCGACCGATGCCTGAACATCGCCGAGGCGAAGAACCTCGCGATGCCGTGCAACTTCTGGCTGACCAACCAGTACGCGCCCGTTCCGGGGCGTTGATGAACCGCCCGGCCGTTGGGGAGGGGATGCCCTGCGGCCGGGCTTTCAAGGAGAACCCAATGACTCGTCGGGTGGAGCCCTACGACCCCTACTGCAAGCGCTACGCCTCCGACATGCCCGAGCTGGACGAGTTGTGGGCGGAGTCGCCCGAACACCTCGCCACAGCCGACGAAGACACTCGGCAGTGGGAGCGCATCAACTACGCCAAGAACGACGGCACCTACCAGCCGGACACCGGCTACTTCGCGTGCGACAAGTGCTACGAGCGATTCGGCGAGCACCGACAGATCCTTCTGCACGACCACACCGGGGTGGCCACATGACGCGTTGCAAATTCTGCAAAAAGGAGATCGCGTTCGACGGGCGCGTGTACGTCCGCGTCCATGACGGCCTTCCCTCGGGAAGCCCCTACTGCCATCCGCAGTACCAGACCGGAGACCGTTCTTCTCCGTTCCACGAACCGGAGGCCGAGTGAACGAGAATGAGCACCTGTGGCGGATGTCCAGGAAGCTATTCGGCTTTCGGCGATTTCGGTGCGTGCGATGCCGGACCTACGTGATCACCAAGAACCCGGCCAGCCGCTTCCTCTCGGAGAAGAACTGCTGCCTGTCATGATGTAGGCCAACGGACGTTGGGGAGGTCATCGTGGCGCCACCTGCCAACTGGACGCCGATCACGGTCGAGGGCACGTACATCACGCCCGACGGTGTTGCGGCGACCGGAACGGTGACCTTCACCAACACGCTTTATCTGCGTGACGCGGACCTGAACTACATCATTCTGCCCAAGCCGGTGCAGGCCACCCTTGATGGCAGCGGGCACTTTTCGGTCACGCTCATGGCGACCGACGACCCGGACATCGACCCGCCGTTCTACTACACCGTCACCGAGGTGATGAGCGGGCTCACCACGACGTTCCCGCTGTTCGTCCCCAAGGACACGATCGGCGGCGTGCTCAACCTCGCCGACGTCGACCGCAACGTGGTCATCCCGCCGGAGCCGGAGATCACCGTCCGGACGATCAACGGCATGTACGGCGACGTCTACATCCCGCAGGACTTGGGGATGGTGGCGACCAGCCGCCAAATCCTGACCGGTACCGGCCTGACCGGCGGCGGAGACCTCACGGTCGACCGCACGCTGTCCGTGGTCGCCGACTCGACCGTGCAGAAGACCGAGGTCGCGAAAGCTGGCACCCTCGTTGGTACGAGGAAGCGCCTGAACTTCGTCGACGGCGGCGGCGTGACCGCGACGGTCGCGGACGACGCGGGCAACAACCGCGTGAACATCACGCTGGGCTGGTCCCTGAGCACTCTTGCCAACGACCTTGAGATCAACGACATGTTGACCATCAAGCCGTCGGGCACCGCGCGAGGCGTGCGGACCAACACCGCCTCGGACCTGCGGACGGAGTACGGCCCGGACCACCTGTACTTCATCGGCTACTCGGCCAACAACTTCGGCGGCACCCAGACCTACTGCATGGGCATGCGCTCGGACGGTGGGCAGTTCTTCTTCGGCGACTCGCAGTGGTTCGACGCCCCGCTCGGCAACCAGCGCCACCGGATCAACGGCCTGGCCAACGGCGGTGTGGTGTTCAACGAGAACGGCGCCGACGCCGACATCCGCTTCGAGGGCGACACCGACCAGAACCTCTTCTTCTCCGACGCGTCCACCGACCGCGTCGGCATCGGCACCGCGACCCCGGGCGTCAAGTTCGACGTGACCGGCGAGGCGCGAGCCACAGCCAACACCTCCAGCGGCATCAACTCGCAGAGCACCATCCGCTTCGTCGGCCGCAAGACCACACAGGGCGCCCCCACCTCCAGCACGTGGGTGACCGGCGACTGCATCGTCACCCCGGACGGCATCGTCTGGCTCTGCACGTCCGGCGGCACGCCGGGCTCGTGGATCGCCATGAACGGCGGTGTGGTCACGCTGACCGACGCCGCCACGATCGCGACCGACGCGTCCCTGGGCAACCGGTTCCGGTGCACGATGACGGCCAGCCGGACGCTCGGCGTGCCGACCAACCCGACGGACGGCAAGGAGTGCATCTGGATGCTCATCGCGTCCGGCGGCGCGTGGACGCCGACCTTCACCACAGGCGCGGCGGGCTTCAGCGGCGTGACCGGCACGTCGATCGCGTCCGGCTCGACCGGCACGCTCACGGCGGTGTTCGACGCCACGGGTAACCGCTGGCGGATCCAGTCCTGGGTGATCACAGCCTAGTCGCTGTGGGGTCTTTACAAGTTGTCGGTCAGTGGTGCTAGGGTGGGGCAACGCCGGACAGGGCGACTGCCATTGCCCGTCTGACCTGCACCAACTGGAGAACCCATGACCGAAGGTCTGCCGTTCACGGCGTACGCTCCGGGCACCCGTCTGCCCAGAAACTCGACAGCGCAGTACATCGAGGAGTACGTCGATGACTGCATCGAGGCGGGCCTGGTCCACACGATCCACGTGTCCGAGCGGCGGGCGTTCCGGAGCTGTCGCCAGCGATGGCACTGGGCCTACGAGGACGACCTGCACTCGATCGAGAGCATCCGGGCGCTGGAGTTCGGCTCGGCGTACCACAGGGCGATGGAGGTCTTCTACGACCCCGCGACCTGGCACCTGGACAAGTTCGTGCTCCAGGAGCACGCCATCGCCGAGTTCAAGACCTTCACCCAGGACACCCTGGCGCGGTTCCAGAAGCTCGGCATGGTCGACGAGCGCCTGCTGGCGGACTTCGACGACCGGCTGTCCTCCGGCGAGGCGATGCTCCGGCACTACTTCGCCGCCATCGCGCCGATCACCGACACGTTCGAGCCCGTCGAGATCGAGATCGCCTTCGAGGTGCCGCTGCTCGACCCGGACGGCAACTACCTGCTCTGCAAGTGCGACCGCTGCCGTGCCCGTGTGGCCAGTGTGAATGCCGACCTGTCCGGATGGATTGGACTGCCGGTCACGATCGGTGGGCGGCTGGATGTCCTGTTCCGGATCCCCGGCACCGACATCCTGGGCGTGCTCGACTGGAAGACGGCCGGAGTCCTGATGAAGGACGAGGAGCTGGAGTTCCTGGAGATGGACGACCAGATCTCCACCTACCTGCTGGCCATGCACAAGCTCGGGCTCCCGGCGCGGGAGTTCTGGTACCACGAACAGTGGAAAGCGTCCCCAGAGCCGCCGGAGCCGTACGCCGGGAACCGCACGATCAAGGGTCGGAAGTACCAGGCCAACAAGCAGCTCGCCACGACCTACGAGCTGTACTACGAGACCGTCTCCGAGGGAGATCCCGCCGGGCTCGCGGCCGGGGCGTACGACGAGTTCCTGGAGTGGCTGAAGAACGAGGGGCCGCAGTTCTACCAGCGCACGATCGCGGAACGAAACGACGCGCAACTGCGGAACACCGAACTGTCGATCTACCTCGAATACCTCGACATGATCTCGGGGCGGATCTACCCGAACCCTTCCCGGAAGCAGTGCACCTGGTGCAACTTCTTCGACCCCTGCCTCGGCAAGCAGCGCGGCGAGCGGTACCAGCACGCGCTGAACAGCATGTTCGTCAAGGGAGGACGAGAAATGAGTAACGACGCCAACCTGCCCAAGGCGGCGCGATGAAGATCGACGGTCACGAAGTAGTCGTTTGCGGGGACTGTGCGTTTCCGGACGGCGAACCGATCATGCACGTGATGGCGCCTCTCGGGCCGCCCTGCGAGGAAGTCATGTCGACGATGCGGAAGCAATTGGAGTCCCGCGAGGAATCGGCGGACCAGCGGATCGCCGCGCAGCTCCGTGAGGACTACTGGGGCACCCTCGGCCACGACCGTGGCCCGTGGAAGGGCGCAAGCGTGGAGTCTCAGCGGGCCTGGCTGCGTGTGGTCAAGCGCGCTCGGGAGCTGCTCAAGTGAGCAACGTGATGACGGTCAAGTCGCAGCGGGTCGGCGGGTTGAGCCCACACAAGGTGACCGAGCTGCCGACCACGATCGACGCGATGGTCTACGGCCCGCCGAAGTACGGCAAGACGCTGTTCTGCCTGACGGCGCAGGACGTACCCGAGATGGGCAAGTACCTGCACGTCGCCGTCGAGCCGGGTGAGGAGACGATCCGTGACACCTACCCGGACACCGACGTACTACGTCTCGACCTTTCCGACGACGGCCACTGGTTCGACCGCTACACCGATCAGTGGGATCGCTTCGACTACATCTACAGCGAGCTTCGCGCAGGTGGTCACGGTTACGGGACCGTCTGCATCGACACCATGGATGCGCTCCAGACCATCAACATGGGCGCCATCATGGAGAACACCGACGCCGTGCTTGCCGGTACCCAGGATCCCGACATCCCGTCCAAGCGGGAGTACGGGAAGTCCCGGACCGAGATGAAGCGCTACATCCGGATGTTCCAGAACCTCCCGATGAACGTGCTCTGGGTCTGCCACAGCACGTCGGAGCAGAACGACCGCACCAAGCGGTGGGAGCGCAAGCCGATGCTGGTCGGCAAGCTCCAGGACGAGGTCGGGGGCATGGTGAACAACCTGCTCTACTTCTCGATGTACCCGGCCGACAAGAACAACCCCGAACCACAGCGGGTGCTCATCACCTCTGCGGACGGGGAGATCCAGGCGGGCACGCGCTCTCGGGTGCTCAACGACATGGGCGAGATCACCGAGCCCACGATGTCCAAGGTCTGGGGTCCGCTCACCAGCGGCCCCGCCGCCTGATTTCCGAGAGCCCTACGAGAACAGGACGCATATGGCCATTCAGATCAACGTCTCCGAGCGCGCTGCTGAGAAGCCGCGCCAGCGAGGCGAGCTGCCTCTCGGCTGGTACCACCTCCGGTGCACAGGGGTGGAACTCCGGGAGTCGCAGTCGGAGAAGAACTCCGGCAAGCCGATGTACAACTTCGAGTGGGAGATCACCGACGACGAGCGGAACCCCCAGAACGAAGACGGCGCGTCGGAGTACGCCGGTCGGCCCGAGTGGATCAACGCCTGCCTGTGGGAGGGCGCAGAGTTCACGATCGTCGGGATCATGAACGCGCTGGGCCACGACATCCAGCCGGGCAAGCTCGACGTCCCGGACATCACCGACCCGGACGACCCGCAGGGCGGTCTCGACGCCTTCCTGGGCAAGGAGCTGATGGCGTTCTGGGGCGTGAAGAAGAAGGAGAAGATCGCCGCCGCCAAGGAGAAGCGCAAGCCCGACGCCGAGTGGCTGCGGTTCCGGTCGGCCGACGAGGATGATGATGCGGGTGTGGCTGCGGCTACCCCGGCCGTCCGCGTGACCGGCGGCCGAACTCGCCGGGCGCTGGCCTGATCTAGCTCCATCGGGGCCGCCCTTCCTTCCCCGGAGGGCGGCCCCACTCGACTCGTGAGGGAGGGCCGCGTTGAACGTTGATCTACTCCCGTTCTTCACGGGCGTGTACGGAACCGGGGTTCCGGACCAAGAGCGCTTCATGTGCGTGGCGTATCTGCGCCCCGGCGGCAAGATGATCGAGCGCTACTTCCGATGGCCTGAGCAGGCGCCGATCGCGATCAAGCTGATCGAAGCCCTGTCGCAGCCGGGGCGTTCGTCCGACGTCTACTACTGCGTCAGTCTTTTGACGGGCCAAAAGCGCAACCGCGACTTCCTCGACGAGACGCACTGCGTCTGGGCCGACCTGGACAACACCTCCCCGAACAAGCTGCACATCGAGCCGACGTTCCTGATCGAGACCTCCCCGAGCCGCTATCAGGCCATCTGGACTCTCAGCGAACCCATCCCGTACGCCACGGCCGAAGACTTCGCCCGGCGCGTCTACCACGAACACCGCAAGGACGGCGCGGACGCGACCTGGGACGCCACACGCCTGCTGCGCGTGCCCGGCACGATCAACCACAAGTACGAGATCCCTGGTCAGGGCCACCCGATCGTCGACCTGGTGATCCAGCGCTCCGTTCAGTACGACCTGGACGAGTTCGACGCCGCCTACCCGATCAGCATCTCCGAGGGGCCGGGCGCCAGCCAGTCGGTCGTGCTCGACTACGACCAGGTCAGCCACGTCGGCACGATGCCGGAGATCATCAGCCGGTACCAGCGGGAGTTGGACCCCGACCTCCAGGACTTGATCTTCACGCCGACCGCGCCGGACCACCCCTCGTGGTCGCACCGGCTGTGGGCGCTGGAGATGGGCCTCTTCGAGCTGGGCATGGACATCTACGAGGTGTTCGTCGTCGTCCGGGACTCCGGCTGCAACAAGTACGAACGCGACGGCCGCCCCGAAGCCGACCTGTGGAAAGAGATCGTCCGAGCGCGCGAGAGCGTCGAACGCCGGTCCGGGATGGTCCTCACGACCACCGAGATCGAAGAGATCGACATCATGACGCCGGAGGAGATCCAGGAGGTCCAGCAGCAGCCCCTCGGCTTCATCGAGCGGTACCAGGAGTGGGCGACCACACGGACGGACGCACCCCGGGAGTTCCACATCGGCGGCGCGCTCATGGCCTTGTCGTCGACCCTGAGCAGCAAGCTGATGATCGCCACCAAGTTCGGCGACGTGAAGCCGAACATCTGGGTGATGCTGCTGGCCGACTCCACGATCTCCCGCAAGACGACCTCGATGCGCCTGTCTATGGAGATCACCGAAGCTGCCGGGGTCGACGCCCTGCTGGCCACAGACGGCTCGATCGAGGGTCTGCTCACGGAGCTGGCCGCTCGCGAGGGCGTGCCCAGCGTGTTCATGCGGGACGAGTTCACGTCCCTGGTCGAGGGGGCGAAGAAGAAGGACTACATGTCCGGCTTCCTCACCGACCTCTGTGGTCTGTACGACGGCGGCCGGATCAAGCGGCGCCTGCGCAAGGAGACCATCCAGGCCCGAGACCCTGTGTTCCTGATGTTCGCGGGCGGTGTGGAGACCCGGCTGCTCGACATCCTCGGGCACGAGGACATCACGTCCGGCTTCATCCCCCGGTTCCTGCCGATCTTCGGTCGCACCTCGATCTCCGAGCTGGACCTGATCGGGCCGCGCCGCAAGCGCTCTCACGCGGCCAGGGACGCTCTGGTGACGGAGTTGGTCCGGATCGCGGAGCTGTACACCCCGGCCAAGCCGGTCCTGACCGTCCCCGGTCCAGACCTGACCATCACCCAGCCGATCATCGAGGCGGACCTGTCCGAGGCCGCCTGGAACCGGCTCCAGGTAGCCCAGCGCTACCTGCTCGACCTGGCCCAGGAGCACGACAGCCGGGATCTGCTGCTGCCCTGCACCGAACGACTGGTCGTCAACGTCCTCAAGGTCGCGTTGCTGATCGCGGCCAGCCGCCAGCGGCCTGTGGTCAACGAGACCATCACCATCGAATACGACGACCTGATGATGAGCCTGTACTACGCACGCGGCTGGCTCGACCACCTGCTGCGGATCGTGACCCGCATCGGCCGTGACCCGTTCGACGGCCAGACCCAGAAGATCCTGGAGTTCGTCACCTACGCCGGGGACAGCGGGACCACACGCGGCGCGATCATGCGGAACTTCCGGATGTCCTCCCGGGACGCCGACGAGATCCTGTCCACCCTGCTCGACCGCGAGGAGGTCGTCGCCGACGGCGGCAAGGGAGTGACCGGCCGGGGCGCGGTATACCGGGCCACACAGCACGCGCGAACTGCCAAGCAAGTGCGCGTGGCGACACCAATACAGGTGCGCCGATCCCACCGATAGGAGAACCCATGGGCCTGCCCAAGATCGAGAACATGGATCAGACGCTCACCATTACGACGACGGTCACCCCCGACGGCGTTGCCGTCGAGACCAACATTTCCCCGGGATTCGGCGACGACGAGGAAGCCGAGTGGAACTTCGTCACCAAGACCCTGGTGGCGGTTCTGTCCCTGTGGATGCCCGAGGCCGTCGTCGAGCAGTACAAGCCGGGCAACCAGCTCAAGCTGATGGCCGCCGAGGAGCTACGCAAGAAGGGGTGGCTCAACTGATGAGCGACAACCCGGACCGCGTCGGTGTGGCCATCGAGTTCACCCCGCTCGAAGACGCCTTCGAGCTGGACGTGAAGGTGCTCAACCTTGGAGACCCGGACGACCCGGAGGTGGTCGAGCGCGTCACCTATCTGATCGCTCTGGCCCTCGCCTCGTACGCCCCAGGGATGCTCAAGGACGAGGTGCGTGAGGAGCTGCTGAAGCCCTTCGATGTGGTCGACACGGAGGCTGAGCAGAATGGTTGACGCGCCCCTCTGGCGCGTCGAAGTCACATTGACGTTGGAGGGTGGAACGAAAATTGCGTTCCACCATTCCATTCCCGATCTGGAACTCCATCGTCTCTACGAAGCGCCTGACCAATTGATCGCTTCCATCGCCGAAGAGGCGTACGAACAGATTCAGAAGAAGAGGCTTGGCATTGGTGGAACGCAAGCATCCGCTGGCTAAGTGTGAGGAGTGCCCCCTCTACTTGGAAACCGGTCCCGTGCTGGGGACCGGCCCGGAGGGCGCGGTCAAAGTGGCCGTCGTCGGAGAGGCTCCGGGGTTCCAAGAGGCGACGGTTGGGCGGCCCTTCGTGGGGCCGTCCGGCCTCGTCCTCAACGAGGTGCTCCGCAACAACGACATCGACCGCAAGGACGTGTGGGCCACCAACGCGGTGGCCTGCCGTCCGAAGGACAACGCCACACCGACTCAGGACGCGATCGACGCGTGCAAGCCGCGTCTGATGGCGGAGCTGTCCGCGCACAACCCCGACTACGTCCTGGCTACCGGCGCCGTCGCTGCGAAGGCGCTGGGGTTGAAGGGCGCGATGCAAAACCTGCGTGTCGGGCCTCCACGCGACGTCATCATCCCGACCGATTGCACGGAATGCGACTGTGAGATGCACACGCTGGTCGTGCCTACTTGGCACCCGGCGTACACGATGCGTCTGCCGGACGCGATCGTGTCGCTCGACTTCGACGTCTCCAAGATCAACAAGGGAACGAACTCCGAGCGGTACTCCGAGCCGACGCTCACGGTGTTGGATGACCGGCTGACCGCTCTGGACGCGATTCACGATCTCTGGCGAATCCCGGGGCCGTGGTCGGTCGACATCGAGACCGGCGTCGACAAGGACGACATCGACCTGCACGCCGACCAGCGCCCGCTGCTCTGCATCGGGGTCGGCTACGAGCCCGGCAAGGTCGCGGTGTTCGGCAAGAACGTCATGGACGACAAGGCCGTGCTGGAAGCGTTGGGTGGGCTGTTCCGCAAGCGCGACCTGATCATGCACAACGGCAAGTCCGACGTCGCCGGTCTGCTCCCGGTCATGGGACAGGTCAAGCTGCGGTACGACACGATGCTGGAGCACTACACGCTCGACGAGCGCACCGGCGGGCACTCGCTAGGCCAGCTCGGGATCGAGCTGATCGGCACACCGGACTGGAAGACGATGGTCAAGCCGTACCTGAAGAAGGGCAAGGAGAAGAACTTCGCCGACATCCCGGCCGAACTGCTCTACCGGTACAACGCGATCGACTGCGACGTCACGTACAAGCTCCACCAACGCTTCTGGCCGGAGCTGGAGCGCCAGGGCCGGACGAAGGCCCACGACCACATGGTCCGCGCGGCGAACCAGCTCGTGTACGCCGAGATGGACGGCATCGCGTTCGACCTGCCGTACTCGATGGACCTGACCACACGCCTCCAGGCGGAGATCGACGCGGTCGAGAAGGGCATGGCCGAGCTGGTCGGCCGGGAGATCAACCCCCGATCTAGCCAACAGCTCATCCGGCTGTTCCAGGACCATGGTTGGTACGTGCCGACCGGTAAGGAGCGGAAGCCGACCACAGAGGCGAAGGCGATCAAGCGTGCCCTGGCCGACGGCCGGTACGACTCCTCCCCCGCCGCGCAGGAGTTCATCACCCGGCTCTTCGAGGCGCGCGACCTGAGCAAGGACGACGGCACGTACGTACGGGGGATGCAAAACCGGGTCCACCTCGCCGACGACGGTGTGGCCCGCATTCACACCACGTTCACGCTGCACGTCACGACCACAGGCCGTCTCTCGTCCAAGGATCCGAACCTCCAGAACATCAAGGACAAGGATTACCTGCGTCGGCAATTCGTGGCCGCGCCCGGCAACATCTTCCTCCAGGGGGACTACAGCCAGATCGAAGGACGCGTCATTGCCGTCCTCTCTGGTGACCCGTATTTGCAGAGCCTGTTCCTCGATACAGAGCGCGACATCTTCGATGAATTGTCAATCGCGCTGTACGGCAAATTGATTAAGGAGAAGCGACGGCTACTCAAGACATTCTTCTACGGATTGTCATACGGAAGGACGGCTCATGGCATTGCCAAGGATCCCGAGTTCCGCATGGAAGTAGACGACGCCCAACGCCAGCTCGATCAGTTCAAGGAGCTGATCCCGGGCGTGATGGAGTGGCAGGAGAAGACCTGGCAGACCGTTCAGGACCAGGGCTACCTGGAGACGACGTTCGGTCGACGCCGACACTTCCCGCTGATCACGAACCGGAACAAGGATGACGTCCGGAACGAGGCGCTGGCGTTCGTACCCCAGAGCACCGCGTCCGACATCTGCCTGAGCGCGTTCGTTCAGCTCCGCCCGGCCCTGGAGTCGTACTTCGACGACTCCGCACGCATCCGGCTCACGATCCATGACGCGATCGTGACGGAGGTGCGGGAAGATCTGGTTGTACCCGTTGGTGACCTCCAAGCGAAGATCATGGAGACAGCGGGCAACTGGTGGGCTCGGGAGCAGCACTCGGACGTGCCGTTCAAGGTCGCGTTCAAGCGCGGCACGAGCTGGGACCAGTTGGACTAAGGGAGGAAGCATGCCGTTCGAGACCACAGCCGGTCCGGCCGTACTCGTGGAGAACATCTGCTCGCTCGAAGAGTGCTCCGAGCGCCTCGGCGTGCACATGAACTCGATCTATAACTGGGTGAAGCTGCGCAAGCGCACCAACTTCCCCCATCCGCTCCCGTGTGGCCGCAAGTTCATCTTCGACTACGCGGAGGTCTACGACTGGTTCAAGCTGTGGGTGCTGGAGCACCCGACCCAGTACCCCAACGCGTTCGCCGCGTTGTCCGGAGGTGAGAAGTGACCGCCGCCGCCAGCTCCGAGTCGGCGTTTGACCGCAAACTGCGTGGCCTCCCCGCGTACGGGGTAACCGGCGACATGCCCAAAGAGATCACCCTGCTCTCGTTCGACCCGGGCGGCACGACCGGCTGGGCGCTGGCGACCTTCAATCCGGAGACCGGCGAGATCGTCGAGGACTCCAAGCGGTGGGGCGAGCTGAACACGCCCGGCCACCACACCAAGCTCTGGAGCCTGCTGCGGCTCACGCTCGACGACCACCCCCACTTGATGGTCGTGACGGAGGACTACGTCCCCGAGTTCGGCCGGGCGCAGAACTACATCGCGCTGGAGTACATCGGCGTGATGGAGGCGTTCTGCAAGTTGCACAACGTGTCGTTCGAGCGGCAGTCCCGGAACATCAAGCCGTTCTGGACCCACAAAAAGATGCAGGCCGTGAAGTTCTGGCCGACTGCCAAGAAGCACGCCCAGGACGCGGCCCGGCACTGGCTCACGTACGCCGCCAAGCAGAGCCGCCCGCTACACATCAACTTGGCGCGTTCGTTCCGCGAGTAGAGAGAACCCCCCACCATGAACTGGATTCCGCTCGGGGGTGGCCTGGTGTTCGCCGTAGTGCTCATCGGTTGGTTCCACTCGATTGACCCGATCGTGCGGTGGATGAACAACCGAAGAATCCGCAAGAGTCGATAGGAGGAGCCATGGGTGCTTCTCGCCAGCGCATGCTCGGCCTACAGAACTGCTACGACCACTACTGCTATCGCTGTGGCAACAAGCTCAAGAACAAGACCCGCCGCGCTCAACGCCTCCGCGAGCGCCGCGAATGGAAAGCCGAAGCGTCGCAGACGTGAAGTCTCGGTTCGCCTTCCCGTGGCCGGAGTGGGCTGCCTGGGCGTTGGTCCTGTTCTTTTGGACCATCACCTCGGCGCTCGTGTGGGCAGGAATGACCTACCTGGTATTCCGCGTAGAAGACAACAAGCTCTACATCGGCGTCGAATGGTGAAGTACCCGGAGGTGTGGCCGGAAGGGAGGAACCGACCACACCTCCGGAGCTAGATTTCGTCCGAGCCGCGAATGGCCAGGACGTCAACGGTGAAGGTGGACGCGCTGGCGACCGTCTTCTCCGCCTCGACGATCACGTGGAGCGTGCCGCCGACCGGGAACTGGCTGGCGGGCAGCTCCAGCGGTGGGGTCACCAACTCCGTCGAGATCGCCGGAGCGAGCAGCGTCGGGTTGTACGGCCCGCCGGACTGCGTCCCCAGCACCGTGAACGTGGTGATCTCCCGGAACCGCAGCCGGATGTTGGTCGCGCCGTCCGAGCTGAAGTAGTTCAGCACCACCTCGATGGAGGGGTTCGACTTCCGGAAGTACGCCTCGCCCATGGTCGCGTACACCGTGGTCGTCTGCGCCGGAGCGGTGCTCCCGACCTTGCGCACGTTGTGGGAGATCGACGGCCGCCGCAGGCCGTCCTCGTAGGTCTCGGAGTCGCCGACGATCACGTTGCCGCGCCGGTCGTAGATCTTGACCGACTGCGCCTGCCCGCCGCCGGGCGAGTTGACCTCCAGGGCCTTCCCGCCGTCGTCCCGGCCGATCGAGAAGCCCCGCTCCTCGGTGTCCGGGTCCGTGCCCGCGCGCATGAGGACGTCGCCGGTCGAGTTGTAGAACACCACCTGGTTCTTGGGCGCCCCGCGCTCGATCTTCTCGATGCGTGACTCCAGCGCCGCCAGCCGGTTGGCCAGGTTCGCCTGTGTGGGGTACGGCTCGGAGGTAGCCATCAGTCCCGACTCCCTCCCTCAAGGCTCTCGAACGTCGGCGAGATCTTCTCGCGCTCGGTGTCGCTGGGCGGGCTGAAGTCGAGCTGAATGATGCGCGCTTCCTTCTCGAACCCGTCCGGGAACCGGGGGTCTCCCACCACGAACGAGATAACCCCCCAGTCGCCCACCCACGCATCGAAGTCAGAGGTGTCGCTCAACTCGATGGTCGGCAGGGCCACCGGCATCTTGCGCGCGAGGCCCTCCCGGTTGGCGCGCGGCTGGACCAGCGCTGTGGCGAGCTGGTTGTCGTTGAGCACGTAGTCCTTGCGCCGGTATCCCCGGCCGAACACCTCGCTGTCGACGTAGTACCCCACCGGGGCTTCCTGTCCGGAACCCTCACCCGTGACGAAGAACGTGGTGCCCGCGCCGGACAGGTTGCGGGTGTAGTAGTAGTTCGAGACGTTGGTCGGGTACTCGAAGAAGAACGCGTCGCGGTCCCGGCCGATGGTCGGGTAGCCCAGCTCCAAATACTTCTGCGGGTAGTCGCCGACCATCCGCGTGACCACACGCCAGTCGAAGCCGTCGTCGGCGCGCGAGAGGTCGTCCATGACCGACCGGTAGGTCTTGCGGTCCCACGGGTTGACCTCGATGCGCCGGAACACCGACGAGAACGCCGGGAACACATCCGGCACCTTGACGTCGATGTTGCAGCCGGGCACGGACTGCATGAGCAGCCACAGCTCCCGCATGATGTTGAGCTGGTCGATCCCGTTCCAGATCCGGGGCGTGACGAACTCGTCGAGCGTGACCATCTCCGGGCTGGATTCCCACGTGCGCCAGTAGACGCCGCAGACCTTGGCCTGCGAGTTGTACGACTGCGAGATGATCTCGCCGCCGCCGCCGAGCAGGGGGACGTTGTTCCGGTAGATGACGATCTGCGTCCGGCCGGGCTCGGTCATCTCCAACATCTCGGCGTTCGCCCGGCGCATGTCGGCCTCGGTGTACGTGCTGGGCAGGTTGGCCCCATCCAGCTTGAAGTACCCCTGACCGTTGCCGCCGTCGGAGAGCTTGACGTTGAAGTTGACGCCGTAGAGCGGGATCTCCCCGATCGGTCGGCCGGTGAGCAGCTCCCGGAACTCGTAGCGGTACTCCGGGACGGTCATGTCAGTACATGATCCATCCGCCGATGTGCATGTACGACGGCGACGGCGCGAAGCCCGCTGTCATGACTGCACTGTCGGACGTCTTGACCAGCACCTGGCTACCGCCGGGCAGCGCTCGCCACACCAACCCCCGGTTGCCGAAGTCGTAGTTGCCGGTGCCCGATCCCTGCTGCGCCGGGGTGATGCCAGGTGGGAGGTCGACGTTGAACGTCGGACCCGCCGGGACCGTGCCGCTGGCGCCGTTGAAGTTGAACTCGACCGACCAGAAGCACAGCTTGACCGACGGGATCAGCTTGTAGAAGCCGCCCTTCGTGCCGGTGGCGCCCAGGTTGAAGCCGGACGGCGTGCCGGGCGTGTAGGTGCCCGACCGGACCACAGGGACGATGTCCCACTGGTTGTCGGTGGCGTTGTAGATGCGGGACGTCTCGTTGTGCAGCGTGTGGACCCGCTGGCCCGGCCGGATCGTACCGGTCGGTGGGATGTAGAAGTCGTTGTTGGCCTCGGCGTAGCCGCCCAGCGCGTGCGCCCACGGGGCGAACCAGACGATGTTGCCGTTGTTGATCGACGAGACCGACGCGCCCACGTTGACGATGGCCAGCGTGATGCCGTTGGCGTCGTTGTTCGGTGCGACCGGCGAGCCTGCGGCGGTGCCGGTCTTGACCTCCAGCAGCCAGTCGTTGTTGCCGCCGGAGTACTGCGAGTCGCGCACGCGCGCCTGCACGATGTCGATCCGGGAGAGCCCCGGGCCGGGTGCGGCGGCGATCGAGAGCGTGACGTCCGCGTCGTTGTGGCAGACGTAGACGCCCTGCTTGCCGCCCTCGGTGCCGGGCAGGAAGACGGTGCCGGACTTCACGATCACGGCCATGGTGGGCGAGCCGGTCTGCGTCACCTGCATCCGGTTGCCGTGCTCCGGGTGCACACCGCCGCGCGAGAGGAAGCCTCCCGCTAGGGGGTGCTCCCCGAGCATCGCGGCCGAATGCAGACGCATCGTTTCCGCGCTGTGGTCATTCCGCGCCTGCATGAACGCGGGCGGCTGAACAGTTGCCACTTCATTCCTCCCTTAGCGCCATGCCGACCGGTAGATGACATCCATGTGCGTGCCGAACGCACCGCCACCCTCGATATCGAAGCTGACGTAGTTGTTGCCCGGCTGAAGATCGAACCACGACGGTCGGCGCAGCGTGTCTCGCCGATTCTGCTGGCCGAACAGTCCGTTGAATCGCACGGTGTGCGCGGCCGTATCCACTTCGAGGAAATACGAGCTGGAGTCGACGATCATGTCGAACGCCATCTCGTAATCGCCCGCCGAGTTGCTCACCTTGATGTGCGGATTGATGTACGGGCCGTACATCCGGAACTTGACCGGCGTCGGCCGGTTGCCCGCGTTGTAAGCGTTGATCGCGTACGCGTTCGGAGTGACGCCGCCGAACCCGAAGTTGAACGACAGGTTGAACGAGAAGCCGGTCTGGACGACGTTGGTGACGTCCATCGTCTTGGTCGTCTCGAATCCGGCGTAGAGCCGGGGGTCGCCCGCGATGGCCGTGAACGTCACCTCGACCACACCCAACCGGCGAAGCTGCGTGATGCTGTAGTTGCAGCCGACCGGCTTCACCCAGACCATCCGGTTGCCCACACCGGGGTTCCGGTAGTTCAGTGCGATCGGAACCTTGCTCGGAGCCCACTCCTGCTTGAGCGTGTCCAAGAAGATCTCGGTGTGGTTGACGTCGTCGTAGACGACGGCCTTGATCATGATCGTCCGGGCCTGGTCGAACTCGGCATCGACGTAGGCGCCGTCGGCACCTTCCCGGTCCTTCACCGTGGTGCGCACCGGTGCGCTGTCGAGCCCCTCGACCTCCAGGACGTCGACCGTGGGGTAGGTGACCGCGTTCGGGTTGATGATCGTGCCGTTCGAGCCGAGCTGGAACGTGAAGTCTGTCGTCAGCGCCATGTGATCACCCGATCGCCTTCTCCAGCTCCATGCCGAGCATCATCGCGTTCCGGCGCGGGTCGATCTCGTTGGTGTAGACGTTCACGGTGACGCCCCCGCCGCCACCGCCCCGGCTGAACCCGCCGACCGGCGCCAGGCCGGAGGAGTCCCGAGGCGCCTGCGTGGCCTGGCTGAGCTGGGCCATGGCACCGCTCTGGGCCATGCCGAGCAGGTTGGCTGCCGACGCGGCGGCGTACATCGAGCCCCGGGTGACCCGGGAGACCGCGTTGTTCAGCAGCCCACCGGCATCCATGACGCCCTTGGCCATACCCTGCGAGATCGGCACACCGACCTTGAGGGCGAAGTCCTTCGAGGGCGAGTTGATGCCGACGGCCGCACGTGCGGCGGCCAGCGCGTTGCTGACCACAGCCGCTGCGGCCGACGCCAGCCCGCCCGCCGCCGCGATGACGCCGTTCCGGACGCCGTTGATGATGTTGGCACCGATGCCGAAGGCCTGGCCGATCAGCCCGTTGAAGGCGCCACGGATCCCGCTGATCAGGCTCTGGATCACCGACAGGATGGCGTTCGCGCCGGACGCGACCGCGTTGCGGGCGGACGCGAGGGTCTGGCTCCAACCACCGGTGAACCAGCTCCAGAAGGCCGACAGGGCACTTCGAGCCGAGTTCAGGGTGGCCGACCAGCCGGAGGTGAACCACGAGAAGAAGCCCTGGATGCCCGAGCGGGCGCTGTTCAGCGTGGACGACCAACCAGAGGTGAACCAACTGAAGAAGCCCTGGATACCGGTCCGGGCGCTGTTCATGGTGCTCGCCCAACCGCTGGTGAACCAACCCCAGAAAGACTGGATCTGGCCACGTGCCGCGTTCAGGTTGGCGGCCCACCCAGTAGTGAACCAGCTCCAGAATTCCTGCGGCGCCTGCTTTGCGCTGGCGAAAGTAGAAGCCCAACCGCTAACGAACCACGAGAAGAATCCCTGGATCTGCGCACGCGCGGCGGAAAGGTTGGCCGTCCAACCGTTCGTGAACCAGGTCCAGAATTCCTGTGGGGCGTTCTTGATATCGGCGAATGCCTGCTTCCACCCGTTGGTGAACCACGTCAGGAACCCGCCGATGATCTCGCCGAGTTGCGAGAAGGTATCCCCGAACGACTGAACCATGTTCGAGATGCCCTGGCCGAACTCGCCCAGTACGGCGGCCCACCCGGAGAAGAACCACTTGATGACCTCCCAGAGATGGGAGAACCACCAGTTGACGGCATCGTGGAACCACTCGACCTGCGTGTACGCGTAGCCCCAGATGGCACCGAAGGCAATAACCGCGCCGATGATGAGCGTCAGTGCGCCCACACCGATGCCGATAACTCCGGCCACCAGTGCCAGTGCCCCGACGAAGAGAAGAACGAAGCCTGCTGCGATGGCGAGCACGCCGCCGATGACCACAGCCCAGGCGAGGAACTCCTTCTGGCCGGGCGAGAGCTTCTCGAACCACTCGGCGGCCTTCATCAGCCCGTTGCTCAAGCTCTCGATCGCGGGGAACAGTTCCGTTCCCAGCTCGACCGCCAGCGCCTTCCAGTTGTTCTTCATCTTCTCGTTGCGGACGGCGATGGTGTCGGCCATCTCGCCGTAGGCGTTCTCCAGCGAGCCACCGGAGTTGGTGACGTCCTGGACCATCTTGTCGAAGCTCTTGGCGCCCTCCTCGGACGCGAGCACCAGATCCCAGAACCGACGGGCCTGGATGTTGTTGCCCGAGCCCTTGAAGAGGGCGTCGATCGCCTTGGCCTTCTGCTCCGGGTTCAGATCCTCCAGCTTGTGCTGGAGTTCGACGACCACGTCCGAGAGGGGCCGGAAGTTGCCTGACGCGTCCCGGGCGTTGATGCCCATGTCCTTGAGCCGGTCCACGACCTTCGGGTTGGCGAACAGGTCCAGCGCTCGACCGGCGGAGGTGACGGCGTTCGCGGCGGTGGCGCCGTTACGCGTCATGTACGCGATCATGCCGCCGAGTTCTTCGAAGGTCTGGCCAGCCTTCACCGCCGACGGGATCGATCGACCGACGGTCCGGTTCAGTTCCTCGTAGGTGAGCTTGCCGAGCTGGATGACCTTGAACTGCGTGTCCAGGATCTTGGTGGTGTCCGAGATCGGCCGGTGCCACGCGTTCATCACACCGATGGTCGTCTGACCAGCCGTCTTGATGTCGGTACCACCGGCGATGGCCGCCTTGGAGAAGTCCCGCAGCATGACGGTCGCCTCCTTCACCGTCGCGTCCGTGGACGAGAAGATGTCGAAGAAGGCTTCCTGGATCTGGTCGAACGACACACCGAAGTCCCGTGCGACGTCCAGGCCGATCTTGCCAAGCTGCTCCATGGTGACGCCGGTCTCCCGGACCTGCGTCTTGGTCATGGCGGTCTGCTTCTCGTAGTCCACAGCCGCTTGGGTGAGCTGGTACACCCCGGCCAGCACGATGGCGCCACCGGCGGTCATCGCCGTACCGGCATCCATCATCGACCGGCCGGTGTCCCGAACCCGCTGGTTGTGGATCTCCCGTGCGGCGTTCGACTGCTTGATCGCGTCCATCTCGCGGTTGATCGCGTTGATCTGGTTCTGCCGCTCGGCGATGTCCAGCCTCTGCTGCGAGACCACTTCACGCTGCGCGCGGATCTGATCGTCGTACGCCCTGGCGGCGTTCTGCGCCACCAGGAGGTTCTGCGCGGCCACCTGCTGGTGCTGCTTGGACGTGTTGATCTGCTGCTGCGTAGCGTCGATCTGAGCCCGCTGCGCGTTGATGTCGTTGTTGCGCGCGATGATCACGTCGCGCGTGTTGGCGATCTGCTCGTTGAGCGCGGTGTTCTGCTGGCGCAGCGCGAGCACGTGGGCGCCCGACCCCTGGACGGACCGGGCCTGCTCGATCGCTACTTGGTTGTGCGCCTTGGCGTTCTGGAGGGCCGCGACGGCGTTCTTGTCCATCGCCTGCGCCTGATCCAGGATCGCAAGCTGAGTCTGCTGGGCGGCCTTCTGCCCCTGGAGCTGTGCGGTGTTCCAGCCGAGCATGCGCTGTGTGGCCTGCTCGGTGGCGACCGCCTGCTGGGCCGTGGCCCGCTCGGATTCGAGCTGCCGCAGCGCGTACTCCGCGTGTGCCTTCGCGTTCCGCGCTGCGGCCTGCTCTGCCATGAGGTGAGCCTTCTGCGACTCCACACCCATGAGTGCGGCTGACGATCGTGCCCTGTCGAGATCCCGGGACATCGCGTTCAACGCGCCGGTCGCCTCGTTCTTGGCACGAAGGATCAGGTACAACTCACGGCTGCTTAGCGCCACGTCGCCTCTCCTGGTCCTTCTTGTCCTTCGCGTTCTGTGCCTCGATGGCGAACTTCATCATCTCGACGACGATCCACGGTTGGTTATACAAACCGCCCGCGTAAGGCAAAACATTCAACGTGCGACACAGGGTCGTCATGTTCACTGCTTCGACAACCTCGGCATCATCCGAGCTGCCGTTCATGACGACGAGTACCTCCATCGCGCGTGCTATTTTCCCTCTTCCTCCTCGTCCTCCCAGTTGTTCAGTTCGTCGATCAGCTTGCTGATCTCTTCACCAATGCGCGGATCGAGCTTCTCGATGTGCGCAGCATTGGTCAGATCCAGCCGCTGGTCGTTCTCGTCGTCCAGGTTGTGGTCGACGATGCAGGCACGGAAGTCGATGAGGGTCGCGGCGCGGTTGAGCATCTGCACTTCGGTCTCGGTGTTGACCGACTGCCCCCGGCGGCGCGGGCCGCCCTCCTGCTTCATGGTCATCTTCATGGCTTCTTGCGAGCGGCCCAACTTGGTGCCGTACGCCATCGGCTTGAGAATCACGAATGCTCCGGGACACGACTTCAATTCGTGCCGGACCGTTTCGGTAGTGACAGTTGCGCGAGGCATTTCTTTCCTCCCTTTCCTCGCTAGGACAAAAAGTGAGAGCAGGATGGCGGCCAGGCTCAGTGCAACCCTGACCGCCTCCGCTCGATTCATCAGGTGATGTTCTCCGCCGTGATGATCGTCATCTGGTAGGCGTTGCCGGATGCCGCCCGGACGGCCTGGTACTCGATCGAAGCACGCACCAGATCGCCCTGACCGTTCAGGCCGACCTCGTAGGTGTTCTTGGTCGCCGCAGCCATCAGGAACGTCATCGTCTCGGCACCCTTGGCCGCCGCCCACGTGATGGACTGCGCAGTCAGCGCCTTGAAGGCGTCGTAGTCGGCCCGGCTGTCGAAGTCTCGGTCGACGGTCATCGTGACGTCACGCTCGCCGAACTTGACGAACTGCGCGCCCCGGCCGGTGTTCTTCATCCGGAACTGGGGCTCGGCGTTGTCGTTGATCGTGAGTTCGAAGCCTTCGGTGTCGAAGATCGGCGTCGCCGTCGGCACCTGAAGCGCGATGTCCCCGGCACCGAACGGCACCGTGGTCGGCCACGTCGGGGTCGGCGCGGACTGCACGGCCTCGTCGTTGCCCACGATCGAGTAGGTACCGATCAGCGTGCCGTTGTCGACGCTGTACTGCACCTGGCTGACCAGGCAGCCGGTGTAGGCGAAGACGATCCCGTTCCGGACCACCGTGATCGAAGCCGTCTTGGCCGACGCCGTGTTCGCGCCGGTGGCACCGCAGTTGCCGGTGTACACGTAGGTGTACGGACCGGCACCGGTCTTGTTCAGCGCGCCACGCATGATGTGGTGGAAGAACACTGCCGAGTCAGGAGTGACCTCGAACTCGACGTCACCCTCGACATGCGCGTTGCCCGGGATGGCCGCCGTGACATCCACGGTCTGGCCGATCGGGCGCCGCCACACGGTCTCCTGCATGTAGGTCAGGGACTCGGAGCGGATGTAGATGAACTTGGTCGGGGCGACGTACGTCCCCGAGACGGCCTCCAGGGCGATGCCCAGGTAGCCACAGCCTGCAAGGCCAGCGGTCATTACGCATCACCCTTCGAGGTCTTGGCGGCCTCGGTCGGCTTGTCCTCGGCGGCCTCATTCTTCGCGGCAGTGCGTGCAGTCACCACAGAGACCCCCTCGGCGAAGTGGGCGCGGCCCAACGTCACTCCGGTGAGGTTCTTGAACTGTTCTGCCTGCCCCGAGTCGACCTTGACGGTCGTCCCGTTCTTGATCTCGCCCAGACCGACGATGAGCACGGAAGTGTCACCAGCGGTCGGGAGATTCACCGTGACTTCGTAGTCCACTGGTTTCCCTTCCTTTCTCCTGGTCAGCAGGGTAGACCCTCGCGCGATCGTCCGCGCACAGTCAGGATCACGGCCTTGTACTTGCTGTCCTTCTTGTACGCGAAGCCACTCTCGACGGATTCGACGTAGAAGTCCTCCGTCAACCCACCCAGCGTGTGGTCGGAATTGAGAATCGTCTCGACGATTTCCCCGAGAAGATCCACCTTTTCGCGCACGATCTCCTCGCCCTCGTGAATGCGGCTCAAGTACCCGATCACGTTGGCGGTGAAGTAGATGGGGAAAACCCGCTGGAGCAACTGCCGCTCGACGTTCCGCTCCTTGCGGACCGGCTCGACGCAGTAGCTCGGTGTGGTCGGGTACTTGTCCTGCTCGCCGTACCACACGCGCCCGGGGTTGCCGTCGTAGGCAAGCTGCGCGATGTTCGCGTTGAGCTTGGCCTCGATCCCCTTGCAGAAGGCGACCAGGGATGCGGTGAGCGGACTGAAGTCCGGGGGGATCGTCATCCGCGACTCCAGATCGCACCGGCGCGGCGCTCCATCCAGTCGAGGAAGATCTCCTCAACCTTGTCGGCGTCCTCCGGCTGGTACATCAGGAACGGCCGGGCCGGGATGCGCACCGACCGGGTGTAGCCCGCGCCGCTGGCCCCGCCCTGGGCCACAGCCGCGCGGGTCAGTACGTCGCCGGGCCAGTTGGTGATCTCAGCCTCCGTGGTGCCGATGCTCCACCGGGACTGCTGCGTGGCCACACGCCGCAGCTTGCCGGACTCCTGGAGGATCGCCGTCCCGGTCCCCTGCCGCGCTCGGCGCTCCAGCGTCTCGGAACTCAGGGGCGTCCATGGGGGCCGACCCCCGGCGGAGAAGTTGGCGTCGATGGACGGGATGACGACCTGACGAACGGACTCCCGAATGGGGGTGCGCATGTTCGAGAGATCGCGACCGATCTCGTCGAGAGCAGACTGAATGCGTTCCAGTGGCGGGCTGAACTCAATGCTCACCGACCCCGCTGCGACCATGGGCATCTACATCACCATGTTCGTGGTGAAGAGTGGCGGACCCGCCGACGGGTCTTCTTCCGTCGCCCCGGCTTCAGCCGAGCTGGCGTCGTTGGGGTAGAAGCGCGGCGAGCGGGCAATACCGGTGACCCCCGCGATCTCCGGGATGTCCACGGCGCCGGTCTGGATCGCCTCGCTCAGCGACTTGGCCATGTTCTCCAGGCGGCGAGCCCAGGGGTTACGGCCCTCGTCCTCGGAGTACTGCCGGTCGTAGTAGAGCGAGACGTACCGCATGGCGATCAGCGTCCGCACGATCTGCGGCGTGGTCGCGTCGTTGACCCACAGCGCTTGGATCAGGAGCGGGTCGTACGCCCTCCCAATCTCGGCGAGGACCATGGCCTCGACGTGCGCCAGCAGCGGCGCTTCAAGCGCTGTGATCTTGAGCTTCGACGACTCGCCCCACGCCTGGGCTTCAGCCACCGTGATGCGAGCCATCAACCCTCCCTTGAGCTGCGACGGCCCGGCCCCAGGTCTAGTGGAGCCGGGCCGTCGTCAGGACTTACTTGTCCTTCGCTTCGTCCTTGGTTTCCCGCCGGACGGCGCCCGAGGTGAGCAGTGGGCGCAGCTCCTCCTCGGACAGACCTTCGACGACGTCGCCCTCGTGGAACACCGTGTGCTCCTCGACCTCGCGACCCTTCGGCTTCCCGAAGGTGGTCTCCGAGATGAAGCGGCCGGTGTGCTGCTCCTTGTCCTCCGCGATCTCGCGGTCGACGTAAAGCACCTGAGTCAGACCGCCCTGCACGAATGCGGGGTCGACCTTTCCCTCTCGTACGGCGTGCAGCCGGTTACCCGTGCCGTCGTACTCACCGTCGTCGTCCTTCTCCACCGGCGCGGAGACGGGAGCGTTCTTCGGCTGCTGTGCCCGAAGCTCTGCCTCCCGGTCCGCGACCGACTTGCGCTCTACCTGTGCCATCAGACCTCCTCGATCGTCAGCTTGTACTGCTTCTCGACGTCGAAGTCAGGTACCCCTGCCTGGGTGCTGGCAGACAGCAACACGGAAATCCGAACCGACTTGGTAGCGCCCGAGGGGGCGTTCGTGCCCTCCCCCTCGAACACTCCCTGGTTGCCGTAAGTCGAGTTGGCGAAGAGGTTGACCCCCTGCGCCGACTTGCTCGGGCCGATCACCCAGCCGTCGATCGGCTTGTCTCCGCTCGCCATTACAGGAGCGCGTAGTCGGCGTCGGTGATGGTGTTGGTGATGAGGTAGCCGGTGATGATCTTGCCGAGCGAGTCGGTGCCGACCGCCTTGAGGTCGTACTCCCACTGGCAACGCACGACATCCGACTTCCGCTTGTCCTCACGCCACCGGTCCACCGTGAGCGGTTCCTTGGTGAACTGGTAGCCGTAAGCCGGGGTCTTGAGACCCGGAGCCTCGGGGACGTACGCCAGGACCACAGAGTCGCCCCAGGTGTAGTCCAGCGAGCCCGGCTGGCCAATGGCCGCCGTGTTCGTCTGCACCTCGGGGACCACCACGTTCCAGCCGGTGAGGCCCAGGCACGCGATGACGTCCGCGTTGGTGAGGTTCGCCGAACTGATGTTCGTGAACTTCGCCAGCAGCTTCGGGTGCCACCGCAGGAACGACATGACCGGCGACGGGATGATGATCGTGTTGGCCGGGGGCGACCCCGCACGAGCCATCCGCCGCTTGGCGGTCTCGATGTTCAGCGCCGGGTCCGAGTCGGCGTCGGCGTAGTCCGAGGTCGACCAGGTGGCCGAACCGGGCGTACCGCTACCGGTGGCGACCAGCGCCTTGCTGTGGCCCGTCGCGTAGTTGGACGAGGTCGTCGCGAAAGCCTTGATGGCCAGTTCACGACCGGTCCACAGCTTCGAGGTCAGCAGCTCAACCGCGTCCGCCTCGGGCGAGATGCCCGAACCGGCCGGGATGTTCTCTCGCTCCTCGTCCGTCACCGCCATCTGGAGCGCGTGCTCCATGGTGAAGTACGTGTCGCTGGAGAGCGAGAGACCCGGGATCTCGTTCGCCTCGGTGCCCGGAGCCCGGTAGTCCACCTCAGCGGTGACAGCGGTGCTGCGGTCGTTGAAGACGTAGTACTTAGCCGACCGCTCCTGAACCGGAACGGACGGGAACAGGGCCTCGCCGACGAAGCCGAATGCGGGCCAGCCGACCGAAATGTTCGTGAGAACGGGGTCGGTGATCCGGGTTCCGGCCTGGAAGGAGTTCCAAACGGGCATCTGTCACTCCTCCTTACGGGACCACGACGGAGCCTGCGAAGAGCAGGACGTCGATTTCGTCGTTGAGGGCAGCAGCCGCAGTCAGCGCGATGCCGACCGGGAACTGCGTGGACACTGCGGTCTGCGCCTTGCCGTTGGCGGCCGGAGCCACCTTGGCGTCCTTGGCGATGGGCGCGTTCGCGACCACACGGGCGATCGACCCGGGAAGCCAGATCGGGGCGACGAACTTGCCGGTCGCCGCCATGGCGTCGGTGAAGGTCTCCTGGTTGACGCCGATCGCCACCTGGGTGATCGCCGACATCGTGGTCGCCGACTGCGCGACGGTACCGGCCCGGACGAACAGCCCCCGCTGGAGGCCGGTCACGGGCTGCCAGAGGTAACCCTTGCCGAGGATGTAGTTAGCCATGGGCTACATCACCTGCCGCTGGAAAGCCTCGGTCGCGTCCCGGTACTCCTCGAAGAGCTTCGGGTCGCGCTGCATGGCGCGGTTGACGGCGTCGCGGTAGCCCTTGACGCCGTCGTTCTTCTGGATCTCCGCCACCAGGTCAGTGAACTTCTTGACGGGGTCGCCGGTGGTCGCCGTCGCGTGCGCGACCGGGTTCACCGAACCCTGCTCGCCCAGCTTGACGGTGCCCTTGCCCTCCGCGAACTGGCGGAGAACCGCCACCAGTTCCGCCCGAGCCGACGCGGGGAGCTTCGCCATGAGCGGCTCAGCCAGACCCTTGACGGCCGGGGTGATGGTCAGCTCGGTGCCCTCGTCCACCTCATTGAGGGAGATGCGGATCTCCGAGAGACGCATCTGCGTCTCCATCTCGGCCAGACGCTTCTCGCTCTGTGCCTGGTCTGCCAGCAGCTTCGCGATAGCCGGGTTCGACTCCGCGAGCTGGGTCAGGTCAGGGGCCGAAGGCTCAACCGGCGTAGCCGGTTCCGCGAGCTTCGCAAGGACGGCCTCGACGACCGCCTCGTCACTCGCACCCTCGGAGAGCTTGAGCGCCGTCCGGACGGCGGTGAGGTCAATCCCCACGGTGCCTCCTTCGGTTGCTCCCCCGACGCCGGTTGACGTAGGGGCTTCCTCGTTGAGTCGAGCCTGCTCGGCTTCGCTCTCCGAGAGATTCACGGGGACCATGCCCTTGATGAACGGGCGGTTGGTCAACCCACCACCGAACAGGACATCGGAATAAATGGTCCCGGTCTCCGGGTGGGTCCACATATCGGCGAACTCACTGGAGAAGTATTTGTACTGCTTGCTGCGGATCTTGTCGGCAGCCTCGTCGGTCCATTCGACGTGGTACCACACGCCGTCGGGCCGGGCCGCCGTTTCAATGACCCAACCGGCTGCGTCCATCCGCATCCGCTTGTGGTCGTAATCGATGTCCATCTGGATGCCGCGCACGTTCGCCCGCTCGTTGGCGACGAACGCCTGCCCGCGTTCCGGGGTGATATCGATGGAGCCGAAGATCGGGTGGTCGTACTTCCCGTACTTCAGCGCCATGATCCAGCTCGAATTGGTGCCTTCATCGAGGGTGATGGTGGAAAGCTCGGAGCGGTAGCTTGCCTTCACGTACACACCTCCCCACGACTATTCGTGCTCATGATGCACGAATAGTCGCACGGCGCGCTACTACGCCTTGACTTTGGCCCCTGTCGCGTCTACCGGCGCGGTCACCCGGTCCCGGGTCCAGAGGGCGACGACGGCCGCGACAGCGACCGAAATGAGCGAGAGCTGAGAGTCGCTGATCTCCGCGCCGAACCCGATGGCCACGGCCAGCACCGCCTGGACCACACCGACGACGAAGGGGAGCGCCTTCTCGAACGCCACGCTGGCCGCCGCGATGGCGCCGAGCACCACGGCGATGGCCGCGTTGAGCAAGCTCTGCTGCTCGTCGGTCCAGTGCAGCACCAGGGCTGAGAGCACCTGGAGGGTGGCCGCGATGGCGGCGGTCCACGCCACCGGCTCCCGACCGAAGATGAGTCCGTTCTTGAACATCAGATACCTCCTTGCTGCATCAGCTCGATGATCCGACGGTCGCGACTGCGGATGTCGTCTTCGAGCTGCCTGATGCGAGTGTCCGATGCCTGCCGCTCTCGCGCCAGCGTTTGCTCCAGCTCGATCGAGCGCTGCTTCACTTCCTTCAATTCCGCCCGGAGCATTTCGATCTGCTCCCGGAACGGAGCCAGCAACGACGTCGCACTGTCGACGATGATGTCGGTGGCTTCGGCTCTGATCTTCGCCTTGTCCGTGCGAACACGAAGAAGTTGAACGAATCCGGCCGACCCACCAAGAGCAACGATCAGCGACACAACCAGGGTCAGCCAGTCCATCAGCCCTCCTTGTTCAGCACCTCGCCGAGGGCGCGAATCCTGGACAATATCCGTCCGATTTCGACAGCCCGCACCAGGCATGCTGCGGCGAACCCGAACAGGAACAAGGAGGCGGCCAGCCCCCGCACTCCCCCGGCGGAGAGCAGGGCGATGCCGAACACCAGGCAAGCCGACGTCAGCGCCCACAGGCCCGACCGCTCGATGAGCAGGCCGACGATGGCGCCGCGCCAGAACACGCCCATCAGACTCACGACGGAGCCGAAGGTAAGCAGGAGGTACCAGGCCAGCAGTAGGGCCGGAGGCAGCGTCCGCTCCAGGGAGCCCGACGTGGGTTCGGACAGAAGCCGGGACACGCCGACGGCTGCGGCGGAGACGAGCATGGCTACCTCGAAGGGGTGCCTCCTCCCGAGATCGTGGACGTACGTCCCGTGAGCTGCGCGTCCGGGCATTCATAACCCCTCTTAGTCCAGGCCATCGACCTGGGCGGTCTGCTTGACGATGGTGGTGCCAAAGCCCGCCAGGGCCTCCTCGTTCTCCACCACGAACGCTTCGGTGAACTTGGCCTTGGTCTTGGCGTCGGCCCCCGACGGGAGCATCTTCAGATTCGCCTGCTGCACGGCGGTGAACTGGGGCTTCGACAAGTGCTGGAGCGCTCCGTCGCCGCGAACGAGGTAGACCTCGGGGCGTCCCCGGAGCTGCACCGTCTTGTACATGTCGTCCTCCCAGTCGAATGTGACAGTAGGGCCTGGTGTGATCGTCGGCGGGGTAACCGGCTTGTTCGTCGGTGTCACATTCACGGCACCAGCGGGCCACCCGAACATGTCGTAGAAGAGGTTGCTGGTGAAGTAGGTGCGTCCACCCAGCACCTCCAGGTGCAGGTGGCCGTCGCCGGACGACCCCTGGCGCACCCCGTTCCAGTCGTACTGGTTGTAGTTGACGTTGATGAAGTCGATCCACGTGGTGTCGTAGGTGCGGGTCTTCATCAACTTCAGGATGGCCGCCTGCACGGCCGGGTAACCGGACTTCATCACGTCGATGGCCGTGACCACACCGAACGGGGCGCCCGGCTTCCACGGCGTGTGGCCGCCCTGCTTCTTCAGGTGGTCGGCGTTGCCGATCGAGTACCAGGTGATCTTGAGCCGGTCGAGCTGCTTGCCCAGCAGCGCTAGCCCCGGCGCCAGCTTCCACTCGACGCTCTTACCCGTGTGCGGGTTGCGGACCGTTCCGCTGTAGGCGCCCATCAGTTACCTCCCGATCGATCAGTGCCCGCGTTCGCCTGCTGGCGGCCGGTCGGCGGAGCCGCCTGCCGCGCCTGCCCCGCGCTCTGCCCGCGCTGCTTCACTCCGCCCTGCGCTGCCGCCGTGCCGCCGGTGGCCCCCGGGGCGCCGGGGGCGTTCGGGTCTTCGGTGCCATCGGCGTTGGGGTCGTTCGGGTTCTGCGGCGCCTCGACCACACGCCGGGTGGCGAGGTCGGCCATCGGCAGGTCCAGCTCCTTGCGGAGCTGCGCTTCGAGCACCTCGTCCGGCGTGATCAGGTCCGCGCCGACCAGGTTGCGGATGGCGAAGGACCGCGTGCGCATGTCCTCGAACTCGCCGATCCAGCGCGGCGTGATGCGCGGGTACTTCTTGACGTTGGCCCAGTTGTAGTCGACCAGCTCCTTGACGACCCACCGGTTGAGCGTGTCCGCGATGCGGTCAGCGATGTACCGGGTGGACTTCATGAACAGGTCGTAGCCGTTGTCGGTGTCCTCCCACAGGACGTTCAGCTCGATCTGCTTGGCGTGCCACTCGGCGGATTCGAGCGGGTTGACCACAGAGCCTTCGATCTTGGCCCATTCGAGTTTCCAGTTCGGGTCGGGCAGGACGACGTGGGCGCGCTCGTTGGCGCGAAGGTTGCGTCCGATTTCCTCAGCAAGTGCCAGCTCAGCATCGCTCGCCCCCGGCGGCAGCGTGATTACCGGAACGCCGACGGCGTGACGCTCCTTCTGGACCGCGTCGATCTTCATCAGCGCGTTCATCATGATCCAGTGGCCGTAGGCCGACCGGAGCACCGACGTCCCCTGGAGATCCCCCGCCTCGCCGTCGAGCGAGAACACCACCAGGTTGGCCATCTTGATCTCGACGTTCTTCGACCCGGCGTTGCCGATCGGCGAGGACGCGCCGTCGTTGCGGGTCTCGTAGGCAGCCGCCGGGAAGAAGCTCACGAACTCCGGCGAGCCGAACTTGTCGTAGACCACCCGCTCGACATCCAGCGGGTGACGCGGCGCCAGCTTGGCCAGCTTGATGGACGCGCCACCGGTGCCCGCCTTGACGTCCTTGATGTACACCTTGTTGAGCATCGAGTAGCCGTAGCGCAGCATGAGCAGGATGTCCGAGAGCGTCTGCGCCCAGGTGACGTCGAGGCCCTCGAACAGGTTCTCCGCGACGAACTCGGCCTGCTTCTTGGCACCGGTGGTGTCCTCGCCGGGGATCACCGTCCAGCGCGCCGACTCGATCGGCGTCTGGATCCGTCGGATGGCCCGGCGGACCGCACCGTTCTCCCGCCACATCTGCCGGTAGACCGACAGCGCGCGGGTACCCCGCAGTGTGGTGTTCGGATCCTGCCGGAGCGCGGAGGTGATCGGGGACGGCGACGCGGCACCGATCTCCCGGAAGCTCGCCGAGTCCGGCGTGATCTTCTGCGCCGTCCGGGGCTTGGAGCCCGGCCCGGTCACGGCGAGCAGGAACGGAACCCCATCGGCCGTCTCACCGCCGCCCACCACACGGTCGGCGGACGGCAAGACGGTACTTCCCCGCTCGGAGGCAGTCACGACACCACCATCCGAAGCTGGCACGGTACCCCGGCCTTCGGTCGTAATGTCAACGATCCCCGGGCTCGGCCGCGTGGGCGGCTGTGGCACGCCCTTGTTGATGCTGCGGTTTACCACTGCATGCCCCCCAGGGAGGTGGTGTCGTTGGTGACGTAATCGTTACGTGTGAGGAACAGGCTCCCAGCCGCGCTGACCGTCCGGCGAGCCGATGACGCCACCACCTGCTCCACCTCCGCACGCAGCAGCATCTCCGACACGATCCCGCTGGCCCGGTACCCCAGGCTGAACACGTGCATCAGGCCGTACCGCAGCGCATCACAGGTGTGGTCGCTGGAGGACTTGGCCCGCTCACGCGGGTCCAGGTCGCGCACCGCTGCCACAGCCCGGTAGTTGATGTGCTCCTTGATCGTGTTGTCGCACGAGTTGTCGATGTACAGGCTCGGCTCCCGGCCCGGGGTGCCCTCGGCGGCTTCCTCGTCGCGCGGCTGAAGGAACCGCTTGACCAAGCTGATCCCCGCGCGCCAGTTCTCCTTGGCCTTGGGGTCGCCGACGGTGGGCGCCCAGATCCGGTTGAGCACCTCGATCGCCTCGGGGTCGGCCGAGTCGCCGAACATCATGTCGACCTTGTAGCCCGGCGGCTGCGGCCGGTTCTTCATGTACTCGACGTGCTGCTCCAGCGTCATGTTGGGGGCGTAGTGCTCCCGCCACACCCACACCCGATCCATCGGGTCGACCTGGAACTCGACCGCTGCCAGCGGCGCGGCGAAGCCGAAGTCCCACGTGATGTAGTTCGGCCACTCCGGGTTGTACTTGACCGGCCGGACGTGCACCTTCTCGTCGAACTCCGGGTAGATCTGGCCCTGGAACGCGGCGAAGGATGCGCCGTACTCCTGGAGGAATACCGGCGTCGCGGTCTCCCGCTTGATCGCCAGGATTTCGGTGTCGAACTCGCCCTTCGGGTACACGAACGGGTTGGACCACGAGGGGAACTGCCAGCTCTCGTACTCCTCCTCGTCCGGGTTCTGCCCCATCCGCCACAGGTCGTAGACCCAGTTGGCCGTGCCCTCCGGCGTGGTCGGGAACGTCGCCCAGCCCTTGTAGTCCGTCAGGGCCGGGCGGATGTACTGCTGCCAGATGTTGTGCTGCTGCTTGGCCGCCTCGCTCATGATCACGCCGTGCAGCGAGTCACCGACCAGGGATTCCGGGTGGTCGGCCGAGCGGACCTCCAGCCGGGTGTTCCACGGGAACTGGATCCACATCTTGCCGTTGGCCCGGTTGTACGTGCCCTTGATGTCGGTCTCCGGCCCCATCAACCGGTACTGCTTCAGCGTGTCCCAGATGACCCGGAACTCACGCTCCCCCAGGTCGTACGTCGGCCCAACGATCCAATAGCGGCGGTCAGGCACGAATAGTTCGGGCAACA